TTTAAATTTAAATATTACTCAAATAGGTTATGGCAATAGCGTTAATTTTTCATTTGCACATGCAAGTAATTCATTTGACTTAACACAGAATGGCTCAGGTAATTCTATATCTTGGGTCTCATACTGGGGATCAGGAAAGTCATGGGGTGGAGATGTTGATGGAACAAACAATGACGAAACCGTTATGCAATACGATGGTGCAACGTATGGTAGACATATATTAGGAAATGATAATACTGTTGATGTTTATCAAAGCGGTTCACATACGTTTAATTTAGATATACATGCTGATGATACAAATTTAGAATCATGGCAAGAAGGTACTGGATCTCATTATAGTCATATATATTTTTATGGAACAGCTGATGGATCAACAGTTGACCTGATGCAAAAAGGTAATGCAAATCATAATTCACAAATCACACTACAAGGAACTGAACCTACAACATTAAACTTATTACAGCAAGGAAGTACAAATCAAAGTTATTCTATTACGAATACTTGTTATACTGTCGGCGGTTGTACAGTTAATGTTTCTCAAGGTAATTAATGAAATACATCACAACGATCTGGAGTACTTTAATACTCGTAGTTCTTATGGTTGGAATTCGTATATGGGATCCAGCCTTTATGGAACAAATCAGATTAAATAGCTTCGATCAATACATAAAGCTTCTACCTCAAGAAAAGTCAAATGATATTGTATTAATTAATATCGGAGAAGAATCACTAGAACAGCGTGGCCAGTTCCCTTGGCCAAGACAAGAATACGCTCAAATGATATCAGATTTGAGAAATAAAAATGCTGGTTATATTGGCTTTACAATTATGTTTCCAGAACCAGATAGATTTGGTGGTGACGAAGTATTCGCATCATGGATAAAAGACAACGGAATATTATTAACTCAAACGGCGGATGAGTATGGAAGAAGCGATTCAGCTCCATACGTAGGATACGCAACCTTTGGTACGGGAGAGCCTTTAGATTTTATTTACAAATATAAAGGTATTGTAACGAATATTAAACCTCTTGAAGAAATGGCTTGGGGTGTAGGTATATCGAATGCAGCACCAGAGGTTGATAGTATCACAAGACGTATTCCACTACTAACAAATATAGACAATCAGTTATATCCATCATTCGCATTAGAAATGACTCGTTTAGTATACGATCAATTGTCATATACAATTAAATCAAATGAGTCTGGAATAGAAAGCGTAGTAATTAGACCTTTTGAAGTACCGACAGATAGTGATGGTTCAATATGGTTAAAATGGAATACAGAGTTTGAAGAATACGATTACATTGATAATTTATCAGCCGTAGATAATTTACAAGGTAAAGCAGTTATTATAGGTGTGACAGCTCGTGGATTAAGCCAGCAGTTATCAACTCCGAATGGACTTATGTATCCTCATCAGTTACAGGCAAATGCTCTTCATACAATCTTTTCTGACAATCCAATATCTCGGCCTCAGTACGCAACTCCGATAGAAATTCTTTCAAGTTTTGTTCTGGCTCTGGTATTGGTTCTACTTGTATATCGAGCACCGGCGTGGGTCTCTGGAATCGGTTTTCTGGTTTTCTGTTTCGCACAAGTCGGATTGACTTATTATATTTGGAATAAATTTTATATACTCCTCGATCTTACTTTTCAACTAATATTATATATAATTTCCTTTACTTCAGCGAGCTTCAATAACTTCTATAAACAGTTCATGTTAAGACAACAAATAAAGAAACAGTTTGAAACATACCTTGATCCGAGACAAGTAGCACTATTACAAAAAGATCCATCACTACTTAAACTGGGTGGTGAAAGAAAAACCATGACATTTATGTTTATGGATATCGTAGGCTTTACACCAATATCAGAACACTATAAAAACAATGATGATCCAGAAGGATTAGTAGAAATTATAAATAACTATTTAGATAGAATGACTAAAGTTATTCTCAAACATGATGGCACCATTGATAAGTATATGGGCGATTGTATTATGGCTTTTTGGAACGCACCATTACAATGTGATAACCACGCTGACATGGCCTTGAGGGCAGCAGAAGAAATAATAGAAACCGCAGATGAACTTATTAAAGAACTCGAAGATAAAGGCTTACCTAGGATTGATGTGGGTATTGGTATTAATACCGGGGACTGCATTGTCGGAAACATGGGATCAGAAACTCGATTTGACTATTCCGTTATTGGAGACGCCGTCAACTTGGGTGCTAGACTCGAAGGACAAACTCGCAATTACGATGGGGTTCGAGTGTTGTTATCACAGTTCACTGCTGGAGCAAGTTCAGAACGAAGCTTTACTGCAGTCGATACAATTCAAGTCAAAGGAAAATCAGAAAAAGTACAGATATTTACCTTACCAACAAGATGATATCAAAACCTTTCATTATCTAAATTCACTTGATATATTAACTACCTATGTTGGTGTAAAGTCAGGTAAAGCACAAGAGCTTAATCCATTACTTAGTACAAAACCAAGCCTTGGTGAACTTGTAGCCTTTAAAATACTATGGAGTAGTCTAGTAATTAAATACGAAAGAGAACATATACCTAAAGCTAACAATATTCTTAAGTTAGCAATACTCAATAATACCTATATTCTACATAGAATAGACGAAATATAAAAAATAAATGCACTTATTTTAGCAAAACTGTTTACATTTGCTGAGAACTGTAGTATAATAGTACTATAAATTGATTAGGAGAACAATGAGAAATATAGTATTTGACATAGATGGAACTATCGCAAACTGCGATCATAGAAGAGTTCATATTACTAATGGTAACAATGATTGGGATTCTTTTAGAGATCAAACTGTAAACGATACTCCAATTCAACATGTTTGTGATATTGCAAGAGATCATGTTGCAAACGGAGATAACGTTATGTTTGTATCTGCAAGAAACAATGCACAAAGAGATATTACTATTCAACAAATCAACGATTGGATTGGTATTGACAATCCTATCTTATTCATGAGACCTGATGGAGATTTCAGAGCTGATGATGTTTTCAAAAGAGACGTTTTACAAGTTATTAGAGATATGGTTGGCGGCAATCCAGATACTGTTTACGATGATAGAAACAGAGTTGTCGACATGTGGAGAGACAACGGCATTAATTGTATTCAAGTCGTTGATAGAGACCAAGGAGATTTTTAATTATGTCCCGTTCGTCTAGAGGCCTAGGACACCGGGTTTTCATCCCGGCAACAGGGGTTCGACTCCCCTACGGGATGCCAACATTATGAAAGAAGTAGTAAACTTTTTGACTGAGCTGATCCGATGGATTGCAAGTATTGTAATCCTAGGTATGCTTATACTGTGGTACGAGGGCGCTTTCACACAAGGATGCTTACAGCTTTTATGGAAAATGTCCTAATGTTACATTTGTGTGACATTTGTGTAACAATTGTGTAACAATGTTAAAAAACGGTGTACATTTGCTTAAAAGTAGTATACTATAGACATATAAATTAATTAATACATAAGGAGTAAAAATGAGTGATTATTATAACAACGACGAAATAATGAGTTCAGTGGATGACGTCTTAAAAAAATTATCCGAAATCGAAAATAAGCTTGACAAGCTACAATTACAATTAGATGATATGGAGGCAAATAAATAATGGATGTTATGAATAGAATAAACGTTAATGATATACCTGAAAGACTACAAAATGGTTTTATTGGTAGAAGAGTAGATGGTTCGTCTGTTATGTATCTCGATTTAGGAGATGTAGTAGCAAGTAGATCTAATCAAAGACTATTTGAATTAATGATTGATGGAGATAGCTCAAGCTCATGGGATCAATTTTGTGATGCTATTTGTAGAATGGATAGCGACCTAGATCCTAGAGGTAGAGTTCATATTGATTATTTAGTAATTGATGGTGTACCGAGGGCATTTCACTAATGAAAGTATCTGAAAGAAGTAACGCATACGTAATGACTGCATACACTGCTTCAGCCAGTGATATGCTTGAAATAGAAAATATAAGAAACGCTGTTAAAGTAATTAATAAAGGAAATAAACAAGCTGAAAAAAGACGAATATATGGCGGCGCATCTTTCCCAAGATATCGTGTTTCAATCAAAGGTAGATATGGAAGAAACAATCCAAACTATAATCGCCATTTAGCTAAAATTGGTAGTGTTCCAATCGAACACGCTGAAAGAGTAGATGTATATATTCACAGGAGGTATAGGTAATGACTACAAGTATTGATGAATTTAAAGAATTATTATTAAAAGAAAAAGAAAAGTATCAGGCTGAAAAAGAATTTAAGGAAGCCGTAAAGAAAGTATATAGTAAACCAAAGAACTATTATAATAGATTATCAGCATCTGTAAAAAAGAGTGCTCACCTCAATTCAGGTGGATTGGATTTACATAAAGATGAGAATAGACACTACACTAAAGAAAATACACAAAGGTGGTTAGAAAGTACTTCATACTTTGAGAACTATACAGCAATGAAGGAGCAAGACGAATGGAACTAATTATGGCAACTGCCGCAGTTGCTCTTATTGCAGTTTATATTATGTGGGATGAATCATGAGACTATTAATAGAAAATTATGGTGACATAAAAATATTTAAAGATAAATCACTATTTGGATTACCAAGATTTATCATAGAAGAAATAGATGGATATACAAGAATATTTTCAGGAATATGGTATAAGCAAAAAGATATTATTACAATAGTAGAGAAACAATTAAATGAGCAAGAAGGAAGACATTAGAACTTTACAGCAACAAGCTTGGAAAAGAGCATTAGAAAAAACCAAGCCAAATGCGGGAACGCCGCATGACTGGGAAGATTACGAAAAGGCAAAGAAGGAGAAAAAAGATGGGTGAACACAGAGAAGTTGTGATCAGACAAGCTAAGTTATTATTAGCTGAAGAATGGGCGAAAGGAGTAAAATCATTACATTCTTTCGATACACGTAAATGTATGATGGCGTATGATACGCACACTGAAGATGGTAGTGTTATAGATACTGAATATAACGATGGACGTATCGAAAGAAAGCAAGATGGTAAACTGCTAAGAACGTTTGGTGAAAATCAACTATATGGAGATGAGTTAATATCACAATGGGAAAGTTTTGGCCCAAGTGTAGAAATTGACATTTAATGAAAATAAATGTTTACATTCACTTTAAAGTATGGTATAATATATAGTATTATGATGAGGAACTATTCATGGGTATGACAAGTATGTACATGGGATCATTAAGATATGATCAACATGGTCGAAGAAGAAAGAATCACGCAGCAAATGCGTCAAAAAGAAAAACAATTAAACACGAATTTAAAGTGTTACAATCAGATAGGGAAGCTCTTAGCGAGCTTCGTCTACGTCAAGAAAAACAATATAAATCACTAATGGAAGAAGCTATAAAAGATGGTACCTGGATATCTAAATCAGGTAATACAGCTAGAAAAGACTCTCCACAATACACCGGCACATTGGTAAAAGGTATAGCAACTATGCATAAGTCAAATTCTGTACCTATAATTAACGCGCAACAAGCTATAGATATTGCAAGAATGAGGAGAGGATAATGAATAATATTGATTGGTATAAAGCAGCTACATGGTGTGGCACTATAACTTTTTGTATGACATTTTGGTTAATGTTATACGTAACAGGACTCATGGGTGAGTTCTTTGGATTACTACTGTTGGTGGTTGCAGGTTACTTTGCATACATGAGCAGTGTACTAGTTTCTGAAAAGAAAGAATATGAAAGGAGAAATAAATAATGACTAGATTTGATAAAAAATATCATTATGAATATATATCTACATACGTAAATGGAGATAGAAGAGCGGATGTCTTTAAGAGACAACCCGATGGTGTGTATGGAATTGAAATGTTTGAAGGCCATACAATGATGAGAAGAGAACCTTACAAAGGTAAAAGCGAAGCGTGGGCCCAGTCCGCTGCTGAGAATTACGTTGATGGAATTAAAAACTTATAATGATGGACGCGAGCATACTCACAACTCCTTATCAAGAGCTCGCGTTCCATCGACCTAATTGGAGAAAATATGGCTAAAAGAGGAGCAACATTAGAAGATAAATACTATGGCGACGAGCCGTGGTTTACAGCTGATTCATCTATGGAAGGTAGTGATTGGCAAATAGCAGCAAATTGGTATAATTACTTTTATAAAAATAAAGATTACTTACCAATAATTTATAAGTTTGCAGAAACTGAAATGGGATATGATAAGAAAAAAATATCAGTTCTGAAAAAAGTAAAAGACTGGGAGTTTATGCCAGTACAAAAAAGTATTAAGATATTTTCACGTGGTTGGTTATATACACAAGAACAACTACAAAGATTCAAAGATCATATCGATGGTGTATATAAAAAAGGTCTTGAAATTAAGCAAGAAAAAGATGCAGCTAAAAAGAATGTAGTTACAATTACACCAGCTGAAAGAACTCGTAGAAAAGTAATGGATACGATCTATGCAGATTGGGATAGTGAAATAGTAGAAGCCTGGTTTGATGGTGACTATACTAAAAAGTTCTCATGTTATAATAGATTTAAAATGCATGGTCTAAAAAGTAATGCAATCAATATATTTAAAGGTATGATTGAAGAAGAATATTATAGTATTAAAGAAGCATATGATAAGACATGCGATCAATGCATAGAAGCTTATGATCATATTGGTAAAGGTGATAAAAGAAAGATTATGAAACAATTCGAAGATTGCTTTGCTGATTTAGAAAGATTAAGAGATTCGTTTAAAGCTCAAAGAGCACCGAGGGCTTTAAAACCTAAGTCATCAGATAAACAAGTTGAAAGGCTTCAGTTCTGTAAAGAAGATGTAAATGCTAAACTTGTTTCTATTAATCCTGTACTTATACCAGGTAAAAGAAAGCTTTTTGTATATAATACAAAGAATAAAAAACTTATTGAGTTTGTAACATCGTCAACAAATGGCTTTATTGTATCAGGTACATCGATTAAAAACTTTGATGAAACAAGTCGTCAGGCGACTTTAAGAAAACCTGATGTAATAATACCTGATGTTCTAAATAGAACTGAGAAACAAATCGAAAAGCTTTGGGGTACTATTACAACTAAGATAAATAAACCAACAGGAAGAATTAATTCTGACTGTATATTATTGAGGGCAATCTAATGTTAGGAGTAAAAGATATAGTTTTTAAAAATCTACCCGAAGATACTCTAACAGGAGAAGATGTCTTTGTAAATAAAAGAGTAGTAGTTTTTGGTTTACCAGGAGCTTTTACACCAACCTGTAGTTCACAACAAGTCCCAAGCTTTGATGAATATTACAATGATATATTAACTCATAATATAGATGAAATATATTGTGTATCAGTCAATGATGGATTTGTAATGAAAGCCTGGTTTAAAGATTTGGCAGTTGAAAGAGTCAAGTATTTAGCTGATGGCTCAGGAGAATTTACAAGAAGAATGGGTATGCTTGTCAAGAAAGACAATGTAGGATTTGGTATGAGATCATGGAGATATGCTGCAATTATCAATAAAGGAAATCTAGAAATGCTAATGGCAGAAGATGGATTCTCTGATGATTGCGAATTAGATCCATACGAAAACTCTTCACCCGTTAAAATATTGGAGTACTTGAAAAACAATGGTTGATATATTAGAAGAAAAAATAATTACTAAGAAAAGATTTTCTATAGCAGTAGAAAACTTAGTATCACAGAACAATATGTCTTACCTCGACGCTGCATCTTATGTAGTAGAAAAGAGAGGTTTAGATTATAGAAATTTAAAGAAACTACTTACTGATTCTTTAAAGCAAAAGATAGAAGAAGAAGCTTCTAATCTACATTTAATACGCGGTGGTAAAAAAGGTAATAAGTTACCTATATGAAAGATCCGTACGAATCATATAAACTATACAATGCATTGAAACTGCATTTTGAAACAGATTCGTATGATGCTATTAAATATAACTTTAAAACATCAGTAAAACCAACATCCTTTTTTAAACGAAAGGACAAATACTTTTTCGCTAAGTTGGCAAATACATATGATAACCTTATGGACTTCTATGTTGCTAACTTTAAAAACGACGTGAAATATGTCGGTGATATGTTGAACGAAGGCGGAGAAGATTATTATCGTAATCATAAAAAAGTATGTGAAAGTATCACGTATCATTTTGAAAACGATATAAATAAAATACACGAGGAAGAAAAAAGCTTCGATAATGTCTTAATGACTGAGAACAATGATCATCCTCTTGTAATAAAACTTTGGATGCAAGAAGAAATACACTTAGAAACTGTAGTAATCTTGGATTCAATAACAGGGTTTATGGATCGTGAGAATAAGAAGATATCTGAAACCATTATATGGCCAGACATCTTTAGAAAGATTACGAAATATAAACCTTTTGTAAAGTTCGATAAAACAAAATGTTTAAATATTTTGAAAAAGACCTTTACATGATCACAGTAATGTGGTATAATATAAGTATATTTTGTTATGTATAAAGTGGATAATTCAGTAAATATAGGAGAAAGATAAATGTCTTTAGAAAACTTAAAGAGCATGCGAGGCTCATCAATCGATAAACTCGTAAAAGCAGCTGAAGCTGTATCCACAGCTAAACCAGAAACTACTTCATACGAAGATACTAGATTCTGGAAACCTACCAGGGATAAAGCTGGAAACGGTTATGCCGTAATCAGATTTTTACCTGCAAAGGAAGGTGAAGATCTTCCATGGGTAAGATATTGGGATCATGGGTTCAAAGGACCTACTGGTCTATGGTATATCGAAAACAGTTTGACTTCAATTGGACAGCAAGATCCAGTATCGGAGCATAATTCTGTTCTTTGGAACTCTGGTAGAGATGAAGATAAAGCGATTGCAAGGGAAAGAAAAAGAAGGTTACACTATGTGTCAAACGTTCTTATTGTATCTGACCCAAGTAATCCAGAAAATGAAGGGAAAGTTTTCCTTTATAAGTTTGGTAAAAAAATCTTTGATAAAATCATGGATGTTATGCAACCACAATTTGCCGATGAAGAACCAGTAAATCCTTATGATTTCTGGGAAGGCGCTGATTTTAAAATTAAAATTAGAAAAGTTGAAGGTTGGGTAAACTATGATAAGTCAGAATTTAGTAAACCAGCAGCACTAATGGAAGGTGATGAAAGTAAACTACAAGGTATATACGATCAAGTACATAGCTTGCAAGATTTCTTAAATCCTGAAAATTATAAAACTTATGATGAGTTAAAAACAAAACTTAATAGAGTATTAGGTGTTGAGGCTGGCATAGATCCTATGCCTTCAGTAATGGACAGCGCTCCAACTGAAATGGCTCCATCTATAGATACTGCTACTGCGGAAGCGCAAGGTACAGTAGATGCTAATGAAGATGACACATTAAGCTATTTTGCTAAGTTAGCTCAAGACTAGTAGTCCTAATAGGGCTAGGCCGGAGGAGCTGCAGCTCTCGCGGTCGAAATGTAGGGACTCAGAAATGGGTCCCTTTTTTTATCTGATTATTGAAGCTTGATGAATGAGTTGGTTATCTAAAAAGCCTTCACCATTGCTATTACTAATTGTAACTACTGATGAGTTATTTGTACTAGTGTCTCCACCTTTAATTATATTTTGTGTAGTAGCTTGTCCATTTTGTCGATCTAGTTGTTTTTGTATTAAGTCTTGTTGTTCTTGAGTTAACATGCTTAAATCAGCATCAAGATCTGGTTGTGGAATCATAATTAAATTTTCTGCATCTTGAGTTGCAGTGTTAAGATCAAAGCCAAGTTCTGCCTGAGCAGCCGCAATTTCTTCTGGAGTAGGTACTGATCTTTGGTCTATTACACCAAATCCAAATGGATCTTCTTTACCTTCTCCTTTTGCAATCCTTTCTAGTTCTTCTTTTTGTTTCTTGGCTTGCATTTCTGCTTTTTTCTGATCACCAGCATCTGTAGCTAAATATTCAGCATCAGCCATTGCAGCTAAAGCCGGTGGTATTTCAAATCCAAAAAATGCTGCAACTGATCCTAATGCATCACCGATAAATTTACCAAGCATTATAAAGAAATTACCTACAGCTGCTAAAGCATCACCAACATATGCAACAGCTACTAATACAGCATCAAAAATATTAGAAAAATCTAGTTCCTGCGCAATTGTATCTAGTATACCATATAAAGCCAATGCACCAAGAACTATCAATGCTATAGGAGCAACAACAGGTATAACAGCCGACAATACTGTAGCGAATCCAGTAACTAAAGATAACATAGCTGTACCCATCATAGGAAGAAATGTTCCCATAAAAAATAATCGCATTGCATTTACTGCTTTTATTGTATTTCCAAGACTTGTGAGTAATGATCCACCAGATAATAATGTAATACCAGCAATCATTGCGGCAAAGGTGCTAAAGTCATCACCCATACCTTTCATAGTTGCTTCTATACCTTGTTCACCCTCAAATAATTTTACAAGATTGCTTAATACGTTTGATACACTAGTAATTGCATCACCTACTATTTGAGCAAATTTTTGTGGGTCAATAAATAATAATGCTATACCTGCAATACTTGCTAAAAATCCTACTCCGCCAGTAACATTGCCAGCAAACTCGTCAAATTTATTTGCTGTGAGATTTACACCTTCAGCGGTTCTTTCCAGAAAATCATTCTGTTCTTGTAAAAGTTTTTCTTGCTCTCTTCTTTTTTCTTCGGATTGTACAGCTTTCTCTAAAGCGTTTAATTGTTTTAATGCGGCAGACTCAGCATCAGCATCTCCACTGGATATCGCATTTTTTAAGTCTTTATTTACTTGTGCAAAAGATTCTTTAAACTGCTTCGTACTTTCGTTATTTTTTGTACCTAAAACACCACCAAGCTTTTGAATCCTATCACCAACGTCAGCGGCTGATGATTGACCTTCAATCGTTTTAGTTTGCTCATCTAGCTTTTTAGATATTTGACTTAAAACTTTTACAGTTTTACCTGCAAAACCTGCTTCTTTTTGTTTATCGCTGAGTTCTTTATCTGCCATTTAATTATTTCCCAAATGCTTTTCCTGCTTCTGATATACCGAATGCGCCAAGTGTTACGACTACGAATGATGTATAAATTGTATCTGATATTTTTAAATCCATACCGTAGAATGCTGTAACTAAATCACACACACCAAATACAACCATTAAGAAGAATGATATAAATCCTATAATAGATTTTTCATTCACATCATTGTCATCTAAAAATAAATCGATAAATTTTCTTTTAGGTGGTGCTAGTCTTTTCTTTGCCGCGGCCGCTTCAGATTGCATAGCTTTGATTGTATCTTCTGCATCATCAAGTTTATTGATGAGACTCATATACTTATCTAAGTCTATTTCAACTTCGTTTCTGCTATTATCTTGTTCTGCCATTATTTTTTCCTCTGTAAGTTTTTCATTCTTTCATTTTCTTTCTTAATATGGTCGGCTAAAAGAGCTACATATATTTCCCTTTCCCATGGTACCATATCATTTAGTTCAGTTAAACTATAATTATGGTTTTGCATCATCGCAAAATTAGTCTTATAATGATTTATGAGACTATCATGCGAAAGGCCTACGTAAAAAAATTTTGTATACCTTTTAACTCAAGTTTATTTTCTTCTCCGCATGATTTACATTTAAAATCAAGATCAGATCTAACTGTTGGTATATTACTATAATAATCAGTTATCTTTTTAAACTGTGCTGAGTTAAGGTTTTCTAAAAATTTAACTACTTCAGCTAACCCTTCATCTTCAGCGTTATAAACATTATCTTCATCAAATATTGTTATAACACTTTTAGCCATAAGTTCCATTACACCTTCCATTGTTTCTGCATCTTGTTTTAAATTAGCTACATCATCAACGGCCGGATGTTTTACAGTAATACCAATTGTATCACTGAAATTAATAACATTGCTTACATCTTCATCAGGTGTACTTACATAAACCTTTTCTAAGTCGCATACAATATCATTTAACGTTTCACAGGCTGTACATTTTAATTTCAGATCTACCTTTTCGCCAACTGATTTTGCTCTTAACTGAACAAACATCCATTCGACATCAAAAGTAGTTAATTTTTTAACATCGATCTGAGTATATACACATGCTTGTATAACATCTTGCATTGCTCTAATCATTTGCTTTTGGTCTTTTGACTCAATCGCAATCATTAGAATTTTTTCTTCTTTG